GTTGTTGATCTCAGCTCTACGCTTGTAGCTAATACTCTTGGAACATTAAATATTGTAGACGATACGACTCCGCAGTTGGGAGGATCGCTTGATGTTAATGGACAGGAGATTACCTCTGCTAGTGACGGTAATGTTGTTGTTAACCCTAACGGCACAGGCACGATTGAACTCGAAGCTGCCACTAACGTCACTGGTGACGTCCAAATAACAGGCACAACTACCGCTGTTGGGAACATTGTCCCCGATTCAGACGGTGCGAGAGACTTGGGTGCGGATGCAACTCGTTGGCTTAACGTTTATGCTGACAACTTTACATCTGGGGATTTAATATTAGATAATACGGGTAGAGACTTTGTTAATAATGTAGACGGAACGCAAGGTCGGTGGAGAATACAAGAGGGGGCTGAAGACTTGTTTATTGTTAATGAGCTAAAGGGAACAAAATACAAGTTTAAGCTAGAAAAGGTCTAGTTTGTTTAACATTTCTTTGAATGAGTCCTATAAGGACACAGTGCTATCTATTGATGCTATTGGTTATTACCCTAAGTTTTTTAACTTTGAGGGGTCATTTGACTATGGCGAATTTTCGGAATTTATAGACCGAAACATGCATCTGTTTCGTAACCAGTTTGAGTTGTTTTCAAACGCTACTCTTAGCCAACGCTTAGTGGATCCTCAAAAAGATGATCTTATAGGGGATTCTTTTCAGAAGCCAATGGACATAGTTGCATCTAGAATGGCAGCTAAAGCTGGAGAACCACCCACATCTTCTTGGAACACAGATTGTTTCATTTTTGCTTCCCTAAGTTCGTATGGTGTGACTAGGATGCATAACGACAAACAGTTTGTTGCTCTTACTAGTGTGCATGGAGCCACGGTTTACAATGTTATTGTGCCAGAAACCAATCAAAAAGTTCCGTTTTTAGTTGGATGTGGGGATTTGTTGACCATTCCAGCGACAGTTTATCACAATGCGATTCCTTGTGGACCGCGTATTTCTTTAAGTATAGGTGTGTTTCCAAGTGAAACAGATCCAGAATCAATTAGAACCCCACCAGAGGAGGAATAGATGGACAAACATTTTGAGTATATTGGAGTGTATGATGAAGCTGCGACACCAGAGTTCTGTCAAAAAGTAATTGACGAATTTGAGCGCATTCAGGCAACTACTGGAACGGTAGAAGTTGATAACAATAATGGCTCTGATGATGGTAGGAGACAGTTTCCTAATGCCGCGTTGGGAAGAAAAGATGTATCAGCATATTTTGAACATGTGTCCCCCAGCATGTCGAATGAGATCCATGATGTTATCTGTAAATGTTTAGAAGAATACACAAAAGAATATGTTGGGTTAAACGGGTTATCACTAGCTTCTTATTGTTGCAAGGTTCAACGAACAGATCCCAAAGGTGGCTTCCACGTTTGGCATCATGAGCATTCTGGAAACGCATCTTCAATGCGAAGAGCTGTAGTATGGATCCTTTATTTAACGGATCATAACGGGGAAGGCGAAACAGAGTTTTTACAGCAAGGACTTCGTGTAGAGCCAAAAGCTGGACGGGTTGTTTTGTGGCCAGCTCAATACACACACCCTCACAGGGGGAACCCTGTTTATGACTCGGTCAAGTATATTGCGACAGGCTGGTTTGAGAGGCTTGCGGAATAAACCAAAGTGGTGTAAAATTCAAGCGATAGTTAAATTCGGAGCATAAAATGGCTTACCTTATTGGGAATACAACAGTCATCACAAACAATGGCGCATTAGGCTCAGTTGATGGTAACAACTTGAACTTGGCAACCAACGCCAACATTGCCGCTGGTGGAGCCACTTACACCGTTGCCAATACAACAACCAATACAGATGTAGCTGGTAATAATGCTGCGATAATTATGGTAACCGCAGGCGGCGGCAATGCTAATTCTCGTGGAGATAACACCGATAGATGTATGGGAGCTGGGTGTGGTGGTTACACAAATGTCACGATCACTGGTACTATAAATAACGCCACACTTACCGTTGGCGGTGCGGCTGGCAACTCAAACTTTGCGGGTACTGTGGGTAATTTTAGTGCTATAGCAGGGCCAAGTGGTTCGCAGTTATCTGCTGGGTTTTGGCCATCTAATTCCGCTGATGGTCAATCAGGTTTATTTGGTATAAGAGGCGGTAATGGCAACGGTGGCAGTCAAGGTGCCACCGTCCCTGGTGGCGCATTAGGTGGCGGTACGATTTGGAACGGGGTAGGTACGCCAAGACCAGACGGAAACGCCGCAGCTCAAGGTGGAGGCGCGGGAGCTTCTGGTGGGAACTCTAAAAACGGTGGTCGTGCTGGTGGTGCAGGGCGTGTCGCTGTTATTGGGATGGGTTGATCATGGCAAATTATGCGGTATTACAGAACACTGTTGTTGAAAACATCGTATCAGCAGAAGCTGATACCGCCGAAGCATCTTGGGTTTTAGTGCCTGAAGGTGTTTTAGTACAAATTGGCTGGTTGTACGAAAATGGTTCTTTTACCGCTCCTCAAGCTACTGCCGAATGGAATGAAACTGAAGCAAAAACACTACTAGAAGAGTCTGATTGGACACAACTACAAGATGTTGGGCTAACACAAGATTGCGTATCCTCTTTTGCAACCTACAGGGCTGCACTTAGAGCCATCGCGGTGAATCCAACGGAGGGGGATAAGAGTTGGCCAGATAAGCCAAGTGTTGTCTATATGTAATGTTTAATATTATTGGTACGGCTTTTCAAAAGACAGTAGAAAAGCAGCATAAGTTCCTCGGTCATTATTTTGTACCGTATTTTCTACCCTTCTTTCATTCTGCATCAGATTTCACAGACAAGATAAACAGCGTCCCACAAATTGAGGAAGACTATGTTGGTCGATGGGAAGATGCTTTTTTGGCGACAGGATATGAGAATGGAAAATATTCGTTCTTAACTAATTTTGTAATTATGTCCATAAAGCGTCATGGTTTCGTTACCCGCTACAACAGAGATCCATCTGTTATAGATACGGGGGATCAAAGAAACGCTTATATAACAGAGCTTTACTTTAAAGAACAGTCCTGTATCCCAGACAGGGACAAGAAAGGTGACCCAGTAATTGTTGGATACACTGATCCTAGGCTCTATCTTCCTGATGTGATTATAAAACTGTTGGATCTTGAGTTTGGTTACGACAAGGAACTACAGGACGCCATTTAATGAGTAGTCATTCTATTGTGTCTCTGCCCAGAGAACTCCCCATATTAAAAACGAGAATACCTTTATCTGTTTGTTCCTCCCTACTTATTCACTCCGAACCTTTTATCGAAGACGTGAGTTGCAACTTAAAGAATACAAAAAGAACAGGTTGGCAAATCCATTCAGAAGAACAGGTAAGACCGCATTCCGAAGAGATTATGGAACACTTACTTTCTGGTCTTAAATATTTGTTTCTGGCTCCCTATGACAATCTTTTCCAAGATAGGAATCCATTTAGACTTGGGTTGCATAATTCTTGGGTTGCATGGTATGGCGATGAAAGCACTGTTCTACCTCATGTCCATGGGGCTATGCCCTATGAATGGAGTTTCTGTGTTTATTTAGATGCTCCAGAAGATGGGACATCAATAAGTTTCTTCTTAGAAAAGGAGCATTTGGTAAACCAACACCAAGCTAAAATAAATGTTATGAAGGGGGATGTTGTTTGTTTCCCCGCTTCCTTGCCACATTTTGTGGAAAAATGCACTGATGGTCGCGTTATTTACTCTGGTAACTTTCATATTTGTCCGAATGAGTAGTTAAATGGACGAAAGAATCATCATCGTTGAAAAAGCCTTTGACACTGCTCTCTGTGACAAGATTGTTGAACAGGCTGGGTTTTTTAATGACGCTGAAGTTATTACTACAGATGGAGTCTCGATGGTTGACAAAGACCACAGAACGAGCAAAGTGTCTTGGCTTGCCGACATCCTTCACAATCCAGATATATATAATACGTTGTTTAATGCGGCGAATAAAGCCAACGATGACTTTTATAATTTTGAACTGCATTATTGTGAGCATCTTCAAATTACTCAATATCTTTCATCTGAGGAGGGTATGTTCAGGGCACACACGGATGATGGATCCACAGATCCTGATGATAAACAGCCCAGAAAACTATCTGTAAGTGTTATGCTTTCCGAACCTTCTGAATATAATGGCGGGGATCTCGTGTTTTATGAGCTATTTAGCCTCCGACATGCCGAGGTTGAGAGAATAAAAAACGCTCCTAAAGGAACCGCGATATTCTTCCCATCTTATCTTCCTCATGAAGTGACACCAGTAACGAGAGGGTGTCGAATGTCCTTGGTAACATGGTTTCGTGGCCCAAGATTTAAGTAGAGCCTTAACGATTGTGATTTAGTCGTTTTTACAGTAAAATGGCAGTCGATAGAGGATATAGCGATGCCATTAGCCAAACTCCAATTTCGCCCTGGAATAAACCGTGAATCAACCTCCTACGCTAACGAAGGTGGCTGGTTTGACTGTGATAAAATACGTTTTCATCAAGGTTATCCTGAGAAGTTTGGCGGTTGGCAAAAGTACAGCTCGTCAACATATCTAGGCACGGCAAGAGCTTTGCACAACTGGGTTGCTTTAGATGGCTCTGATTTTATGGGGGTTGGCACTGAACTCAAGTATTACATTGAGGAAGGCGGGGCATACAACGATATTACGCCAATCAGAAGCACCACATCGGCGGGTGACGTAACCTTTTCCGCCACAGATGGCAGCACTACAATCACTGTATCAGATACTAGCCACGGTGCAGACGAGAATGATTTTGTTACGTTTTCTGGCGCGGTTTCGCTAGGTGGGGTAATAACGGCTGATGTCCTGAACCAAGAATACCAGATTGTAAGTATTGTGGACGCTGACACATACACTGTTACCTCTGCCGTTGCCGCTAATACATCAGATACAGGAAACGGCGGCGCAAGTGTCGTAGGTGAGTATCAGATCAATGTCGGCTTGAATACACAAGTTGGCGGTACTGGATGGGGCGCAGGCACTTGGAGCCGAGGTGCTTGGGGGTCTGCTTCTGCTACCGCTACAGATGCAGAGTTACGATTATGGTCACATGACAATTTTGGTGAGGATCTTTTGATAAATCCTCGTGATGCCGCTATCTACTATTGGGATAAAACATCCACGCTTTCCGCTAGAGCCGTGGAAATAGGCACATTAAGCGGTGCCTCTAATACGCCCACCATTGCTAAACAGATTCTTGTTTCCGATAACGACAGGCATGTCATTGCTTTTGGCTGTAACCCTTTAGGTAGCTCGGATCAAGACAACCTACTTATTCGATTCTCTGATCAAGAGAGTTTAACGGATTGGACGCCCACCGCAACGAATACTGCGGGGGACTTGCGTCTCGGCTCTGGCTCTGAGTTCATTCAAGCCGTGGAAACAAAGCGTGAAGTCCTTGTTTGGACAGACAAAACCCTTCATTCTATGAAGTATGTCGGTCCTCCATTTACTTTTGGGTTACAGCAACTTGCTTCCAGCATCACAATCATGGGTCCAAAAGCAGCGGTTGCGGCGGAAGACTTCGTATTTTGGATGGGAATAGATAACTTCTATATCTATGATGGTCGCACAAGCAATTTGCCTTGCACCGTCCGTGACTATGTGTTTGAGGATTTTAACCTTGCGCAGGCAGAAAAGGTCTTTGCTGGGATCAACTCACAATGGGGCGAAGTTATCTGGTTCTATCCGTCTTCTACTAGCGATGAGAACGACAGGTATGTGGTGTTCAACTACATTGAGAAGGTTTGGTACTATGGCAACCTGTCTCGGACGGCTTGGCGTGACAGAGGCATAAGAACGTATCCTATTGCGGCAGGAGCTTCTGGCGGCAGCAATTATCTTTATAACCATGAAATCGGCGTAGATGATGATGGTAGCGCAATGGAAGCCTATATTGAGTCAAGCCAAATAGACATCGGCGATGGTGAAAAGTTCCTCCTGATTAATAGGCTAATACCAGATCTGACCTTTACAGGGTCTTCTAGCGGCTCTCCTGTGGCTAATTTCACACTAGAAACTAGGGAATATCCTGGTTCAAGCTATGACACAATAACCAGCGGCAGTGTCACAAGATCCGCCACTACCCCTGTGGAACAGTTCACAAACCAGCTAGATATGCGTTTGCGTGGCCGTTCCTTTGCCATAAAAGTAGACTCAGATGCATTGGGGACTAGATGGCGGTTGGGTGCTCCTAGAGTTCAACTCAGGGAAGACGGGAGACGTTAATGGCTATAGTCGGGTTAGTTGCTCCTCGATTACCCTCGACACCGCCTGAATACTCTCCAGTATTCGTGGCTGATCTAGTAAAAGCGATTGAACTTTTCATTCAGCAAGAAAGAACAGCGGGTGATCAACGAGGTACAAAGATCGTTTTAACCAATATGCCCACCTCTGACACAGGTTTAGAAG